ATCTTACACCACCACCCATCTTGATCCTGTTGGTACTGTGACTGTGTAGCCTGTATCAATCGTGATTGGCCCTGCACTTACCATGTTGTTACCTGAAGTTATTGTGTAGTTTTCTGCTACTGTAACCTGATTCTCCCAACCTACAACGGCTGTGTTGCCACCTGCTGTACCCGGCTCAAACGATGATGTTCCTGAGTTGTACACAATGGTTTGACCATTAGTAATACCAGTGGTAGATACGTCTGTCAGGTCACCTAGGTTGGCTACAGTAGAGACTGTGTTGTTTTCCCATTCACCAGAGGTGCTGTTGTACACCAGAGCTTCACCGTTAGCAGGTGTAGTGATGGTTACGTCTGACAGGCTGTCAAGATCACCAATACCGTCTGCAATGGCTTGAGCGTCTGCTACAGCGTCTGCACCAACTTCTTCCCATGCAGAGCCGTTATAGACCTTCATAGCCCCGTCAGTGGTGTTGAAGTAGAGAGCACCTGTGATGAGTGCATCACCATCGTTGTCTACAGATGGATCAGATGCCTTAGCACCTAAGTAACGGTCATCAAAGCTGTCGTAGCTTGCCGCCGCATTAGCCTCACTTGTGCTTGCATTAGAGGCTGATGTAGCCGCCGCAGATGCGCTGTTACTCGCTGATGTTGCGGAGCTACTAGCCGCTGATGCTGAAGTGCTTGCATTGCTTGCAGAGGTAGATGCGTTGCTTGCAGAGGTAGCGGCATTAGTTTCTGAAGTGCTTGCGTTGCTTGCTGATGTAGAAGCCGCTGAAGCACTGTTAGCCGCATCGGTAGCACTTGAAGCCGCCGCCGCCGCTGATGTAGCCGCATCAGTCGCAGAGCCAAGGATAGAGTCTACATAGCCCTTGCGTGTCAGTGTGTCGTCTGTGGCAGGTGTAGCAGTGCTAGTGATCTTATTAGCACCAAGTGTAATGTCACCTGTCATTGTGCCACCGGCTAGCGGTAGCTTAGTAGCAATAGAATTAGTGATGGTGGTAGCAAAGTTAGCATCGTCATTAATAGCCGCCGCTAGCTCATTGAGTGTATCAAGAGCACCGGGTGCAGAGTCGATGACGTTTGCTACAGCAGTGTCTACATAGCCCTTAGAAGCCGCATCAGTGGAATTAGAAGGTGTTGCAACCGTGAGTGTACCTGCGACACTGAAGTTGCCTGTAACGCTACCAGAGGCTAGTGTAGCCGCACCTGATGTCGATACAGTAGAAAGAGTTGTATTGCCTGTAACACCTAGCGTACCACCGACAGTGGTGTTGTTCGTTACAGCTAAAGAAGTAGGGGTAGTACCGATCTCAACGATAGTACCTGAGTTGTTTGTAAAGAGTCGCTTGTCAACAGTGTTGATGGCAAGTTCGCCAGTAGACAAGTCGCCTGTAGTTGGAACTGCTCCAGTAGTGGTGGAGCGTTTAATGAGGATGTCTGTAGCCATCTTCCATTCCTGTTTTGGTAGGGAACAATGTAAAAGGTAAACCCCTCCGGAGAGGGGCTACCAGAGTTGGATTAGCCGTTAAGAGCTAGGACAAATCCAGTTTCAGGACGCAGTTCCTTCACACCGTAGAGAGTGTCTGCAGTGAAGAGGTCAGCAAGGTATTCTTGCTTGTACTGAGTCTGTGAACGTACAGCCATTTGCTCTGCAAGTACCATAGTATCTTTGTGAGCAAGGATAGCACCACGTACATCACCGCCTGCAGTGTTGTCTGCATCAGTTTCGATGACAGGTACGTTAGAAGAAACGTAAATGTCAACACCGTACAGTGATCCAATCTGACCGTTGTTTACGCCACCAGTTGACACAAAGTCAGAACTGTTGTAGCGGTCAATACCCAAGATATCACGGCGGGCAGAAGGAGGAATCACAAGGAAACGTCCGTCCATTGGTGTGTCTTGGTCATCCATCAACTTAATCAATTGACGGAAAGCAAGGTCAGAGAAGTCATCGCCTGTAGCAACAGTGTCTACTGCGTATGCCGCAATACCTGAAGAAGCGTTAACGTAGTACACGTTTGAATGGGTCCAGTCAGAACCGTCACCATTACCAAATGACTTACCAAGTGTGAACAAGTCGTTGTCAACCTGAGTTGCAAGAGCGTAGCCTGCGTCATCAGTGTAGAAACGGCGTAATGAATCCAACGCTTGAACATCAGTGATGTCTTCAATCATGCGTGAGTATTCATAGTGCTTGTCGATAGAGACTTGTACTTCTGTCTCTGTGTCAGCCTGAATAGTTACAGCAGTGTTTGCCGCCTTAGCTGTTGCAGAGCCACGTGTTGGCTTAGGAATGTGAAGCGTGTCACCTTTCTTGCCAGTCATTGACATCTTGTTTACAATGTTTGCAAGAACAAGATTCTTTTTGTATGCCGCAATGATCTCATCGGACCATAGTTCTGGAATGAACGTTGCCGCATTAGTGTTGTTTACAATGGAGGTACTACCCCCGGGGAATGCTACTTTAGCCATGCTAATCTCCTAAAAGCTATTTAACCCGGCCCTCAGAATAGGCTTGCCTTATTTCAGGCATCAATGCCTCATACCTCTGTGGGTCGGTACGCATCAGTTCAATAATATCTGCACGTCTGTAGATCTTGCGAGCAGGACGTTCTCCTGAACCTTTAGATGTACCAGTAGATGCAGTCTTGACTTGTTGTTTACGTTGCTCTTGTTCTACCTTAACTGTTTCTTGAACTGTCTCTTGACGTTCTTTCCACAATGTAAGTAGCTCATCAGCAGAATCAAAGTCATAATTAGAGTCGGCTTCTTGTAGAAGTTTAGTTCTAACTTTAGACTTTCCTACCCATTCAGCAAACTTAGAATCTTTAATGATATCCATAAAGTCTGGATGCGTAGCCTGTAGTCTGGCTAATGCTTCCTGTTGCTTTAGTTTAACATTAAGTTCTTGTGATTGCTTAATAGAAGGATGATTATCAAGTAACTGCTTAATGGTTTCCTTTGGATTCTCAAAGAAAGCCGCATCATCAATTTCTTCTAATGCAGTGTGGGCTTGTTCTTCTTTTTGGACGGTTTGCGACTTAATAAAGTCATCAACTATCTTACGGAGTTCGCCAACTTCCTGACCCTGTTTACCTAGCAGTTGCTCTGCATTTTGATGCATTGCAATAATATCTGTAATAGATTTGCCTTGGTACTTATCGGGAAGCTCTTCAGCTTGTTCCTCTTCAACTTGCTCTTCTTGAGGTTGCTCCTCTTCAATAGAAGTCTCTTCTAAAGTTTCAAGTTGTTCTTCTTCTGACAGTTCGATTTCTTCCTGTCGGTCATCCACAAATTTTGCCATATTATTTCTCCGTGCCGTAGCATTATGAAGATCGGTTTCTAGCGGCTCTTTCATGATCCCTAGCCCACTTATCATCTGCATCAGGCCAACCTGTGCCTATGAATTGTGAGGATACACTTGAGATTATCCGCTGTGCTGTATTCCCACATTCCGGACATGTAGCAAACTCATCACTAGAGTCCACCCATTGTTCCTCAATATGAGAACATTCTGTACACTTAAAGTCGTAACGCCTAATCATCTGATTCAGCTTCACGTTCTTTAATGAGTGTGTAGTTAGTTCTGATGCCTGTTGCAAATCGGACAACTCGATGCAAAGCATCTCTTTCGCCTTGTACAAAAGCAAGATTCTTTTCATCTTTAATATGTTCTATTTGATGAGAATCTAGTATCTCTTGTATTTCAGTTAGAAATTGTTTCCAACCTTCAGTAGCGAAAGTTGCAAAATAATTGTCGTAATATTTTTCTTCTTCTAAAGTCAAAAGCATTCTCCTGTCGGTGCTTCATATTATGTAGAATATTTTAGCATACTTTTTCTAAAAAGTCAAGCCTTTTCTTCAACTTTCTTAGAGACCCCTTTGATTGGTTTCTGCTCCAAAGCCTTCTCCAATTTCACTATCTTGTTGTTCAGGTAATCGAATCGATTGTTGATCTGATCCAAAATCTTCTGCATTTCTGTTTGTGTTAGCATTTGTCACTCCTTGTGATGCTTTCTCTTTAATTGCAATTTCACGCTCTTTGAGTAAAAGTTCTGCCGCCCGGAAGCGTTTCTCAAACTCTTTCTCATCTGCGTCACCTTGGTCAAGGTTAGTTGCCACAGCCTTGATACGATTTGTCTCAGCGTTGTAGCGTTCCATTTCCATCTCAACTTGGTACTTCTGTGACCGTGCATTAGACTCTGCCGCCTGTGCTTGTAATGCCGCCGCAGTTGCTTGTTCTTTAGCCATCTGCACTTGCATCTGTGCTTGTTGAAGCTGTTGAGCCTGTGGATTAGGTTGCATTGCTTGACGCAGTTTAGCTACCATTTCCTCACGGTTAGAGATGTTCATGTTTTCAATGATTGACTCAATCAACATTGGATACATTGGTGATTCTGCTGACATCGTTTGTAGTAACTGTACAAGCTGTGTAACTTCATACTCACGTGCAATAATACCTAAAGATGATGTTGGTACAAATTTAAAGTCTTGTACAGGATACAACTCAGGATTAAATTGCATGTAACGCCAAGCCATTTTGCGAATCATTGGCAACAAAAATAACTCTTGGAAGTTAATCAATGTACGCTTATGACGCTTAATGATAGCACCTAAGCTCATTGAAATACCTGCGGCTGTTCCTTCACCATTAATAGAACCTGCGATGCCTGCCGCATCTACAGCCCCTGTAGCCTGTTGCACCATTGACTGCAGTGTTGCCGCTTGATTAAATGATGTAGCATCCAGACTACCAAAGTTAAATGGTTGTAGGATTTCAGAAGGATTACCGTTTGTAAGTAACATCTTACCCGGACGTACTTCAGGTTTCATCCCACGTGGTAACCGTGACGCATCTATCGCCATCATTGGATGGATAGTCAATGCAAGCGCATCAATGCGAGCACGGAGTTCTGTGTCAAGAGCTTTCTGGCTGTTGTATCCTTTTTCGCAAACACCACGTCCCCAAAATCTACTTGGTACAATATCCCACGGGAAAGCCACCACAGGACGATCCTGCATCATGTAAGGGTTACGGTCACACTTAAGCAATTGACCGCCATTAGCGATGACTACGCAAGCCTCAACGTAGTCTGACTCTTCTTCTTTACCTGTCAGATTAACAACTTCATCATACAGGTTAGTCTCTGCTTCTTCAAACAAATCACGTGGTACTAAACCGTAGTACTTAGTTAAACGCACTTTGTCTTCAGCATATACCTGTAGCTCTTGGTCTGGTTCTAAATCCAAGTCTTGTGGTGCGATATAGATATCTGCATCTTGATAGTATCCACGCTCAATATCCATCTCAACCTGATGCAGTGGTACAAACTCATCAATCGCTACACCCAGTGCTTCATTAACTGATGTTGCAATCGGATCAATTAAAAAGTTCTGTGGTAGTACAGGGCGTAGCTTGACAACAAAACGATCTTTCTTTTCTACACCTACTGCCTGAAGAGCACCATCCATAATAGGTTGAGTTGCAGGACGCATCTCTTTAGTCTCTTCAATTACCAGTTCACCCATACCAGTGCCAAACACTGCGGCATTGAGGATACACTCAGCTACCTGTCTACGTGTCTGCGTAAACTGCATGTCTTCATTTAATTGATTACGGATTAACTGTACATCTTGTTTGTTCTGATCAGCAATGTCATCAGAAATGTCAAAGAACTTCCCACGTCCAAACGTAGCCTCTTCAACTTCAGCAACACTTGACTCAACGGCTTGTTGCAGTGCAGGGCTAATCAGCTTAGAGCGTTCACTCTGACGCATTGAATCTTCTGCTGACCAAATACCACGCCATAACCGATAGTATTCTTCATGGTCTTCCCGGTAATTAGAATCATAATGATCACGCCATTGATCACATTTGTCCATTACCCATTCTTCAAGTGTTGGTTGAATGTACTGTTTATCCATCTTTAGTATCCTGCTATCGGGTCAAGCATTTCAAAGTCATCAAAGTCAAAGTCCTCATAGTGGTAAGGTACTTTGGCTAACTGGTCAATATATGCAAGTGAATCAATCAAGTCATCATGCACAAGGGGATTAGGAAACTGGAATAGTTGATCACAGAACTCAGAGTTCCAATCACCTTTGTTAAGAGTAATATATCCATTCTCAAAGCGTCCTTGTAACGCCCAAACAATACGGTCAGTTTTTTTCTTGTTACCGTGTGTTAGTTCTTCTACCCTGAAGAATCGTTGTTTTCTTTTTTGTAAATCAATCAATGGTGACATCACAGCCTGTTTAGCAATACCACGTTCAATACCAACTGCTACAGGTTTGTAGAATTCTACTAGATCAAAGATTTCTTCAGCCGTATTATTTAAATCCCAACGTCCATAGACAATTTCTGCAACCCACCATCCTTCTTCATTAACTTTTACAACACTAATAGCAGTGCTATCAAGTCGACTACTTTGCCCTTTACTAATGGAACCCACATCAGAAAATCCTGCCAAGTCGACAGCGATGTAGTAATCTCCAATCTCCGGCTCTTGCTCATCAAAAGTAACCCACTCTTCCTTGAAGATTTCAGAGCCAATAGCTTCAAAGCTCGCCATGAATTCCTGACGGAAGGCATAGCTTGACATGGACTTTTTAGCCACATCAATTTCTTCCGGATCAAGGATCGGGTTATCATAAGACGTGAAGTGCCACGCCTTGTATGTCGGGTCATCGCCAAGACTTCCGTACTGGTATAGGTCGTAAAAATGGTTACGCCCCATTGGTGTCCCAATAAAGAGAGCTTGGCCTTTCTGGTCAGCTAGTGCAGGTCTAAGAATAGTTTCCCAAACACTAGGCTTCATATCCGCATATTCATCCAAAACAAGAAACTTCAGACTAACACCACGCATGGTCTCTGGTCTATCAGCACCTTTTAAGGATATGGTTGCTCCATTAATCAAAGTAATCTGTAGGTTGTTAATATGCGATCCTTTAACTACAGGATGCGCTAACTCTAGTAGCGTACTCCACATAATATCTCTAGCCTGTCCCTGAGTAGGTGCTACATAGAACACATGTCCCTTCTCAGTTTGTAGTGCATTGAGAATTAATAACCATGCCGCAAGACGTGACTTTCCAGTACGCCGCCCTGCCGCTACAATTTTAAATCGTGTGTCGTCTTCAAATACTTCTTGTTGCCAAGGCAAAAGTTTAACGTTTAACTCAGCCACGCATTAGCTCAACAAGTTCTTTACTACGGTTTCCTACCTGACCGTACCACTTAGAGTCTATCATTTCATCAGCGGCTTTAGAGTAATTCCCTTCATTGACTGCAGTAATCATGTTTTTAAATTTACTCAGTCGATTTCTACCTAGATTAAAAGCCATGTTGACGCAAACACGTTGAACATTGGTAGGTTGTGAGTCTAGGTTAAGGAATATTGCACAGGCATCGCTATAGGCCACTTCCACATCATCATGAAACACTTGAAGTATTCTTTCATCAGTGACTGGTGTGCCAACAGGCCAACCATGTTCCATGTCCTGTTCAGTAACTAAGTGTCCGATACCAAATGTTGGTAGATGTTCAGTGTCTAAATAGATCTCAGTTACATATCCTTCATGTTTAACTAGATCTTCTTTGACTTGTTCTAGTAATTCAGTCTTCATGCTCTATGATTTCTCCTTCAATGGGATCACTTTCGCCTATAATTTTAGTATCACCTCCAACCCCTGTGATGGTAATACTTACCTGAGACCTACCAGTGTTTGCTTTATCTTTATCAAAGTAAGACATTGGTAAAACTCTGTCCATACACATCTTTAATGCCGCCATTTGGCCGGGATGTTCATCATCTAACGCAATGTGTATAATTTTATCTACTACTCTGTTGCCTGCAGTAGCTAACAGCCTAGCTTTAAACTCGTTTATCCTAGCGGCATCACCGGGTGGCCTGCCTCTAACACCTCTATTACCTCTTTTTCTAGCTTCTACTTCAGCTTTTGGTGGTCTACCACGCTTTCTTTTTACAGGTTTTAAAGGTTCTTGTTGTTCTGTGTCAGGAATACTGATACTTGTATCTATAGTTTTATCTTGGGTCATAAAGATTCTCCAAATGTAACACTATGATACCATAAAATAATTCAGATGTCAAGCTCTTTTTACTAACAACTGCGTATATATTTTATTCAGCATAGATTCTATATAGTAATCAAGATGTTAATGCGAATGATTTGCATTACTATTATTATTCTTTTTTGTTAT